CTGGTTTAACACCTAAGCGTGGAGTAGCTGTTAACAAGCCCAATAGTATTTCAGCGCGATGTCCAGCTGTAGCATATTCCTGCATAGGAACTACTGACTCAGCAATACTCATGCCATAGAAATTGCCTGGTAATGGCTTTGGACACATATTGGCAACAGGAATAAACTCAACTTCCTTAGCGGATATAATATAACTACCAGAGAATATAATTTCAATTAACTCTAATTCGCCATCACCATCGATATCATACTTGTCCCATACTGTTAAGATGGTAACCAAACGGCTATCTGGGTCAGCACCCACACCAGACTCAACAGGAATCCCCATGACAGGCACACTATCGCGAGCATGAATGGCGAGGTTATTAAGGACCGAACCCGCTTGATACGCACCATTTTGATTATACTCCGCATGCATACGGAACTCGTCCATATGGTCATTTAACTCTGGGTAGAGTTGAACTGCTTCTTGGATTGTCATTGGATCATAGAATCCGCAGAATACTTGATCCTTCATTTCTTGGATTGTAGGATCACAAATCCAATAATGTTGAGCAATGTTTCTAAATTTAATTTGTAAGTTCCAGCCAGTTAACTTATATTTGGCTGAGTAAATTGTATTACGATTAATAGCATCATCTAGTGCGGACTGTTCGCTTTCGCGACTATCCATTTGTTCTTCACTAGCCATACTATCCATATCAGGCTCTTCGCCCAATTTCATTCCATTAATGATATCATCCAACTTGCCACCAATACGCTCTTGGGCATCGGCACCAATAGTCTGATGAATCTCTGTCATAACAGCTTGCATATTAACACCTTGTTTGCGGCGACTTTGGCGCAATACAGTTAGGGCCTGATCTTCAGCTTGGCGTTCAAATGCTTTTAATTGATCCAATGTGCCTTGTGTTTCAACATAGCGCACAGTTTGTTCACGGCGTGGTAATACCATAAGCATACCATTTTTGTGCATACAAGCATCCATAATCCAACGCTGTAATATAAAGTGTGGATCATTTTCTTGATTTAATACACGGCTAACCATATTGGTAGCTTGGCGTGCTGCTTCATCATCTTCATCTGTTTCTGGAACAAATTCAAAGTTAATTTCGCCTTGTGGGCAAAGTCCTTTGGCAATAACAGCAGTAACATAATCAACGCATGGTTTAACTACAGGATGGATATAGTCAATGCCATTTACAGGAGCAGTTGATTCGCTAACAGCCAAACACAAATAATGATAATCCGACGCACGATTAACAGCGTTTTTGGTTCCTAAGTAGCGCAAATAAGAAGCGCATTTGGTGTCCAACTGACCTTTTAATCTAACAAATCTAGCTAGTGTAGTATTGTTAGTGTTAAGTTGCATTAGAACTTTGTTTTTAATTTCCAGCATTAGTGAAAGCCTTTAGTGTGATAGTTTATTTAGTGTCAAGTCAAAATCACGATGGATCAAAGGTGCGTTTCCATTCGGAATGAGGTGGTTGTTTAGGTATAATACGATCTCTTTGTGCACGCATACGCTCGCGTGGTGTGCGATTGTCCCAAGGCTCAGCTATGCCCTGCAAACAAGCCATTACACCATAACGAGCGGAGTCGATACAGTCGTCGGGATCGGAGAAACGGCCATGCTCATCTACATAATAGTTTTGTGCTTCACGCAAAAAGTCCACGCAATTTTCATTAACCATCATAGTGCCAAACTCTAACATTTGACGCATTTGATTTATACCATAGCTTTTATGATTAGTTACACGCCCTTGGCTGTCCGGCGGATTCATAATAGCTTTTTGATATACATTTAATTCATACTGCTCAAACAACTCGCGTATCGAACTAGATGACATAGTGTAACGACCAGCAGTATTAGCATCAGCAGGGAGAACGATAGGCGTCCCGAATACTTCTGGTCTAAGGAGATGATTGATATACTGTGTTGGCACAGCTTCTTCCACACCTTGGACAACAATTTGTTTATGTAGGTATATAACTTGTTCATATGGATCCCAATATAATAATGATATAACTGTTTTATCGTTAACCAATCCCAAGTCCAATGATATAACACGATGTATTTGCGGCATTTCTCTAAAGTTATATTCACTAGCTTTGTATGTAGGCCAATCGCGTATTTGAAACACAGCGCCTTTACCCATAACAGGCTTACCAGCAATACGAGCTTCACGCTCATGTGGCAAATAATCTCGTTCTAGTTGGCGTCTAGTTTCATTTAATAAAAATGGTTCATGCCAAGGATCGTATTCGGGAACATCAGTCCAAGCTACACGAATAAAGTTATATCCATCTTCTTTATTCCAAAACTTAGATACTAATCCGTTTAATCCTTTTAGTGGCGTAAACGAACATAACACTTGTCCTTGTGTTGTAGCAGTTCGAGTAACAATTTCACTAAAGAAGTCATCGGGCGGTTGTTCATCAAACACAGCTAAGTTTAATTTGAAACCCTGCATTTGTCTAACTTCTTGTGTATAGTTGGCAAACAACAGATAACTTTTGGCACCGGTGATATGTCTGACTTCTACTCCCAAACAGTTAGCGCCATCGTTACGCATAGTATCCTGTATTATACAATAACGAGGAATGGCTCCAGTTCCAACTTGTTCTTTGATTTTAACATCCTGTGTGCCCAGTAATTCATTTTGGAGAACCATGGCAACCTGACTCCAACCTTCTCCTGCTACCATAGCTGTAATAGGACCATCAAACCTTTTACCTTCCCACCAATCAGGATACAGTCCAGTTAGGTGCATAGCAGTTTCATAGCAAGTGGAAACGGTTTTACCAATTCGGTTAGCCGCTAGTATTCCACGGCGTGCCGAACCACTAGTTTGAAAGAAACGCTTTTGATGTTCAAAGGGTCTAAAGTATTTTAGCTGATTGTATTGCATGTCATCGCATACAGCTATAGCCAAATCCTGAAACTTAACTTGTGAATCATTGTCCAATAACTTAATAGCTTCTGGAGTTAAGTTATGCTGTTCCGTTACCCAGCGTATAGCCCTACGCATTAGTAAGTTTGAATCTAGCATAAGTTAGTTAAGGTCTGAATGGATATTGTAAATGGCTAGCAACGCAGTGGCCAATGACTCAACTTCACTGTTTGATATACCCGCGCTATCCTTACGCAAGCCCAACTGTAATCGTTCGGCTATTAAACGCATAATATGTTCGCACTGGCCAGGAAACTTTTGAACAAAGGCTTCGCGATGTGCTGCCATAACCTTTTGTTGTATTTTAGTTTCCTGAGCCTTGAGCCGCTCGGCATCTTGATCCGAACTGTTAAAGTCTATCACTGAACTTCCCATGGGTTGTTAAGTTCGCCACCTTCCACATTGACAAAGTCACGGTCAATCCACATAGCCCAATGACTACTGTTGTTAACACGCATCTTTTGCATAATGGCTTTTAAGTTACGGCCTTGTGGAGTCATACTGCCATCCGCTCTTTGAACAATTTGTTCTCCAGTGCGTGGATCAACCCAGCTCATTAACTCTGGACGAACCTTGCCCCATTTGTCTAGCTTTTCACCAACTGGTTTAGGTTCAATAGGACCAATAACTTCATATGAAATCATACCGTTCTTATACTTGCGGAATATAGTATGAACCTTTTTGTTACGGGCACGATACTCTTGATCCGGATGTGGAATGAATGGAGTGTAAAATTGATTTTGAATTTCTTTTTCGCCCGGCAAGCTAGGATCACGAGCAGGAGGATCTTTTAAGTCCTCAACTGGAACCATTTCAGCTTTGTCAATATATGGATTGTCGCCGCCCAAGAACTTAGGATCAACTTCAACACCGTTTAATACATCCATGGCCACTTGATACTTTAACTTGTTGGCGCGACCTTTCAAGTTTAACACAACGCCGGTTTCATCAAACACAAAGCGTTCCAAATCTTTAGCTGTTGGGAAGTCTGTCATTAAGCCTTCGATATCGAAATCGGGATGGCTTGGTTGTGGTGCTGCTTTAACTTTAAGTTTAGCTGCTTCTTTGTGGGGTTCGGCTATTACAGGTTGAGCAGGAGCTGCTTCAGTGTCCCAAACATTTTCGTCTGGCGTGGAGGTTGGTTCAGTTTTCTTATTCATTTCGTTTTTCCTTTTCTATAAAATAAGTGTTAAGTGTTTAAGGCACACTTAACAAAGCCTCGGAATGGGAGAGTGACGAGCCATCTCATTCCAGGGTCGAAAATTATTACAAAGCCGTTGGGGACTTTTATAATAATATCCAAGGATAAGTGTAAGGTTTCTCCACTGTTTAGGAAGGCACCTTACCGCCTTCTCAAATTCCGCAAGCTAACTAGGATTAACTTATATGGCATAAATTGGAAATGCGGAACTGATACCTTTACTACATCAATCTT